AAACAGTGGTTTCACTGGTTCGAACTACTCCGGCACTTCGATTGACAACCACGTTGGTTACGAAGGTGCTCTGGGTACTGATGCATCCTTCTATGTTCAAGCAGGTGCTACTGTTCAACTGCCCGATGGTGGTACTTCTGACTGGGTGCCCTCTGGTAAGGCAGGTCTGGGCGTTGCTCTGACCGAAGATCTCTCCGCTTACGGTGAAGTCTCCTTCGTTGGTTCTGGCGTTGCTGGTGTTGACCGTTCTTACGGCACCAAAGCTGGTCTGAAGTTCACTTTCTGATAATCTAATCAGATAAAAATCAGGACCCCCTAACAGGGGTCCTTTTTTTCTATGAGTAGACTAATTCCTAAAAGTAAGTTAAGTATTAAAAAATTAGCAAATGAAATGTGGTTGATTCCAACCCTTTTGTTAGTATCTTTAATCATTATTGAAAGTATTCATCTTCATGCTCATTATGAAATGCAAATTGATGTTAATTCTTACTGCACTGGATTTATAAAAAAGAATAGAGAATTTTTAAAAAAATTTAATTGAGTATTCATACTTAGTTTGTTATGATACACTAACAGAGGACAGTCAAAAAACTGTCCTTTTTTGTTGACAAATATAAAGAAATTCTATATAGTAGTAACATATCTTTACAACAGGATGTAAAATGACCGTAACAACTAATGATCGTGGGCAACAAAACATGTGGGCAGTCGAACCCGCAATGTATATGACTGATGAGGACCGTCTTAAGTATGGTATGGAGTCTCACAATGAGCGGGCTGAGAAACTGAATGGTCGTGTTGCCATGCTCGGTTTTGTCGCTGCTGTTGTTTCCTATGTAACTTCAGGTAGTGTCTTCTTCTTTGGTGCATTTGGATTCTGAGGTTGACAATGACTTCAACATTGTTTACAATTACATCTATCGCCTTCTTCGTACTGTTGGCGTATTCTGTAGAAAAACTATCTGAGACTTACTAATGACTTATAACGTCACTATCCAAAGCCCTGACGGTGCCGAATCTACCTTTGAGTGTGCTGATGATCAGTACATTCTCGAAGCAGCTGAAGAGGCAGGTATTGACCTTCCTTACTCGTGTAAAGCTGGTGCATGTTCTGCATGTGCTGGTAAACTCATCAGTGGTACTGTAGACAACGATGAGCAATCCTTCCTTGATGATGATCAAATTGAAGAAGGATACATTCTCACCTGTGTTGCATATCCTACCAGTGATGTTGTTATTCTTTCTGAACAGGAGGAAAATCTGTGAGTACTATCCCAGAAGTAACGTTCAAAGTCCGTCAGAAAGATCCCAAATGGGTCGGAGAATACACCTGGAAAGATGTGACCACTAAAGATCTCTTCTCTGGTAAGAGAGTGGTTGTCTTCTCTCTTCCTGGTGCATTTACTCCTACTTGTTCTTCATTCCAACTTCCTGGTTATGAAGAGAAGTATGATGACTTTATCAATGCTGGTATTGATGAGATCTATTGTATCTCTGTCAATGATTCTTTCGTCATGAATGCTTGGTTCAAGGATCAAGGTATTGAAAAAGTCAAAGCGATTCCTGATGGTAATGGTGAATTCACCGACGCTATGGGAATGTCTGTCAATAAAGCAAACCTTGGCTTTGGTGTCCGTTCATGGCGTTATGCTATGGTGGTAAATGATGGTGAGATTGAGATAATTTTCTCTGAACCTGGAAAGGTTGGTAACTGTCCCATTGACCCTTATGAAATGAGTGATCCTGATACAGTCTTGGGATGGATCAAAACAGGAGTCAAGTAATGTCAAATCCGAATGCTCTTTACGAAGACATGGAAAAACTCAATGCTCTCTATGAAGAGTTGTGTTGGGACCACGATGACGAATTAGTCTTCACTCATGATGGTGAAGAAGTTATCATTTACAACAAAACAAAACAGGAAAAAGAACAATGAACGAAAAAGCAGAACGTATTAATGGTTGGGCCGCAATGATCGGTGTTATCGCAGCCATGGGTTCATACGCAGTAACTGGACAAATCATTCCCGGCATCTGGTGATGACTATCGAAACACTTAAAAATGTGTTTTTGATAGTTACAACAATGTTGATCGTTGTCTCAATTTTTACTAATGAAGATGACGATGATCATGATGGACCAGATAAAGGTATCATGAGTCCTGTATATCAGGGGGTTTAGAACCCCCTTTTTTAATAAATACTCAGAGTTATCTGAGACTTATGTCGGAAGAAGTAAAAGAAGTTTCTAAACAAGAAGAGAAAAAGAAAGGTTTATTTGGTAAAATAAAAGAAGCTGCCGATGACCACGAAGGTCAGTTGGAAGCAATCAGTACAATGGTCAGACTTGGTATCCTTATCTGGTCTGGTGGTATTTTGACTCTTGCTTATATTAAACTTCCTGCCGCACTTGGTATTCCTGAGCAGAAACTTGATCCTACTTTCATCGCATCGGTCTTCACTGGGGTTCTAGCAACATTTGGTGTTCAGACTGCTAAGAAGTCTGGTGATGGAACGATGAAGATGGGTGCTGCTGGTGGTGGTATCACTAAGGCAGATCTTGAGAAACTGATTGCCGCAGCAGCACAGACTGCTCCAGCTCAAACGATTCGTATTGAACAGGCACCTATTCAGATTGCTTCTGTTGCTCCCAAGAAAGATGGTGAGCCACCTGTAATGCCTACGGTATAAAACCATGAAACTCAGCAAACAGACTGAAACACCGATAGAAATACCAACAAACAAAAAATCACCCATAAAGACCGCTTCGTTGGTATTACTTGGAGTTGTTGGTATTGCTCACATTGGTGTTCTGGGTCATTTGTTGAATGCGGTTCGACCACCTGTAATTAACTTCCCATCAGGAGATTACTCCTCTTATACAGTAGAGGCAACCAGAGATGGATATAGAATTGAATACAAAGCAAACGATCCTGCTATCCTGAACTCCGAAAGACAACTAACACTGGATGAGAAGAGAGGTGGATTATTTGGAGGAGGTGGTGTTGTAAGTCGTGATGAGTATCGTCGTGACGAATATACAATGGATGGTTCTCGTAACCTAGGAGGTGGGGCAGTTGACCCCGAGGGAAAGTTAGGTGCGACAAGCGAAGAGTGCATCAGGGCGGACGCTGGAGCACGGTCTCAAGGTGCGATGGCAGGAACTAGTATTGCTGCAGGTGCTATAGTTCCTGCTGTTGTTAATATACCTTATGTTGGATGGTTAGCTGCTGGTTGGGTTACACTGCTCGGAGGAAAAGTAGGTTCTGACATTGGATCTGAAGTCGGAAAGGTTTTCAACGATTGTTGATCCATGGATGTAAGGAATTCAAAACATAATTAGGTATAAAGACTTATTGGATGATAGATAGTGTAGTGTGTAAAAAAACATAAGGAACCGCACACTAACATTTAAAACCATGGGTCACATTGCACGTCAATTTCTTGAAACCCCAGTATCGCTGGGATTTTTATGTTATCTCCTAATCGTTGTACCAATCATGGGGATATGGTATGTTCACAACAATCATAAAACCTCACACGAATCTCAATGATCCTGTTTGGTCTGTAATTATACTATTGGGATGTGGACTTGTATTCACATTGTACTGTGTCGTCTATATACTTCGTATGTCTTTCTCTGAAATGAGTGATGAGCGACCTGACGAATAAGGATGCTGAACAAGATTCTAAACTTGCTGTTCTGGAAAGCAGAGTAGAAAGTTTTAGAGAAAGAGTTATTAGTTTAGAGGAACGTATGAAAGAAGTTCCTCAAATGAGTGAATTGGATTCCTTTGCAAGTCGTATTGAAAAGCAAAATGATGATCTTAAGAATAGAGTCAGACAACTAGAACGTTGGGTATGGGGTGCTGCTGCAGTCATTGCGGTTGGTGCATTTGTGATTGGTATTGCAGCAAACGCACAAGAGGTAAACTATGGGAGCAATGGTTCCGCCAAGTCGGAAGAGTTGTTATAACTTCCGAGTTGTAGAAATAAATAGGGTTGTAGACGGCGATACAATCGATGTCACTATTGACCTGGGTTTCGATCTTTATAAGAAAGAAAGGGTCAGAGTGGCAGGAGTCGATACACCAGAGAAACGAACTAAGGACGACGAAGAGAAGGCTCTTGGGTACGACGCAACCCACTGGCTCGAAGACAAGCTC